GGAGGATGAGCTGGCCGCAGGGCACGCCATCGACCAACTGCGCCTTGTCTCGCTGATGAAGGAGAGGATCAGGCGCGTCAACGAAGGTCTGAAGTCGCTACGATAGCGGCTTGCAATCAACCACATTCCCCGCTAGTCTCAGGCAATGAGACGTAGACACTCGCCCGAAGGTGCTGCTAGGCGTAAGGCTCGCAAAGGGGCCGAAGCCAACCTATTCCTGAAGGAAGAAAGCTCCAGACGAGCGGACTTCATGGAGAAGTGCTTTACTCACATGATCGCTACCCTGCAAAAGAAGCCGCTGTACCAATGAGTGACACAGAGCTATCCGTTCCAGATCCCTCCCAAGAGATCACCGGCAAGCGTGGTCTGGACGTTGAAAAGGTCGAGATGATTATGGGTCGGGAGCAGGAGCGTGACCTCACGTTCCTCTTCCGCGTGGATCAGCTCAAGCTGTTCGATCCTAACGCCAAGACCTATCACCGGAAGGCCAAGTCGGGCGATCCGGTCACTATCCAGTTGCTGTTTGAGATGCGCGATGCCTATAACGCCGCTAAGGACGCTGGTGATCCGAAGCTGGCACACGCCCTGCTCAAGCAGATGGACGACATTGCAGCCAGAGCGGAGGCGCGTCGGGACAAGGCCCTTGAGCGTCTTTTCGCGTGGAAGAAGCAGGCTGAGGAAAGCGGTCGTGGTATGGACGGTATGACCCAGGACGAACTCCAGAAGATGGCCAATGGCTAAACTGACGCCAGCCCAGAAGGCGCAGATGATCCTGACGCAGCGGGAACGGTCAGACCCGCTCCGCTGGTTCGTTCCATCACCGACTCAGGAGCAGTTCTTGCGGCGGGATACCAAGGAGTTCCCGTTCGTCCTCCTGTCGGCCATGAACCGCGCAGGCAAGTCGGCTATCACCATGGCTGACCTCGCCATGCTGCTGCGTGGCACACACCCATACCTGCCCAAGCATAAGAACCTGACCATCGCTGTATTCGCCCCGACGCGCATGCAGGCGTCCAACGTCATCGCCCGCAAGCTCTTTGATGACTCGGAACTCGTGCTGCCCAAGGATGCTCCGGCAGAGGCGCGGAATCAGCCGATGATCCCAGCCTGGGAGATTGAAAAGCTATCCCGCCCGATGCAGGCTGGTATGCGCGTCCCCAAGGAAGTCGTCCTCAAGAACGGAAATCGGGCCATCTTCTCATGGACTGGGGCTGATGACCAGGACGCCAAGATCTCCGGTGTCAAACTGGACGCTGCATACATCGACGAAGAGGCTGGTACACCACGCCTGGTGGCGGAAATCGCTGCCCGCTTGACGGATTCGCTGTCGCAGGACGTTGGCTTAGGCTTCTACGTCTGGGCGTACACCAATACCCGCTACAATGACGCCTTCGAAGAGTTCAAGCGCAAGTGCGAGGACAAGGTACGCGGGCATAAGACATTCCACCTGATGCCAGGCGAGAACCCCGCCATTACTGCCGCCGCCCGTGAGATGCTGGCTGGCACGATGACCAAAGAGCAGGGTGATATTCGCATGCGCGGTACCACCGATGCAGGCTCACTGGTGCAGATATTCGGCAAGCAGTGGCAAGATGAGCGGCATATTCACAAGGATCAGTACGTTATCAGCCCAGATGACAACCTCTGGGTCGGATATGACCCTGGTGTCGAGCATCCGATGGGTATGTTGGTCGCTGCGATCAACAAAGAGTACCCGATGCGGCTCAACATCGTCAAATGCTGGTCCTATAAGGGCGAAACGCTAGAGAAGGATGTAGATCGGCTGGCCGAGTGGCTACGTGGACGGAATATCGCCGGGTTTGTCTATGATACCAACCTCAAGAACAAGGATCGTGGCGGTGGACCGAGCCTGTTGGTCCGCACCAAGGAGCTGATGGCGTCCCGTGGCATCGTTCCCAAGCATGGATTCTGCCAATCCAAGAAGAATCACGCACCGGGCATTGCTATGCTGCGACACTACATGGATCCCGCCGAGGAACGGGCGGCACCTCCACTGCTCATGCTAGACAAGGCGACGGATGAGAACTGTGTCGCCCAACTCCGGCAGCAGATCATGGCGTACCGTGGGCGGGAAGAGACGAAGTTCACCGGCCCCGGTGGCGTGGTGAAGAAGAACGACGACTTAGTAGACCCTTTACGGTATCTCGTAATGCAGCGTCCCTATTGGGTGGCAGACTTCGCCTGCGGCAATGCACGGCACATCGCCACGCAGCGAGTTGCATTCCTTGACGCTACGGGTACTATCCCGGTACCACAAAAGCGAGATCGCACGGTGCAACCTCCCCGCTTTGACTTTGCCACTGGCGTCTACCGCTCACGGGATCGTCGTGCAGCGCGTGCGTCTGGCTGGATGGTTGAGGCGTTCTAATGATTAAGACCTCTCAGGATCGTCAGCCGGGGCTTGGCACCACGGGCATCTCCGGCACCCTCACCCTCACCAAGGCCGGCACCACCGCCCGCACCGCGACGTTCCCTGATGCGGCGATCACCGTCGCCGGGCTTGAAGTCGCGCAGACATTCACTGTCAGCCAAACGGTATCGGCAGCAAGCAACGGCATCATCCAGATCTTGTCGCGCAATACTGACGCAGCCGGAACGTCAGCCGAAGCGAGGACGATAACCAGCAACGGCACCGGCACACTGAGTCAAGCAGCCTACGGCGTAGCCCGCAGCGGCACGCAATTCGGCCTGGCTCGGGCTGGCATGGCGTCGATCTTTTCGTCGGCGCATACCGCCTTCGCTATCGGGACAACCGATGCAGTAGCGCTTTCGCTGGCTACGAATAATACTGTTCGCCTGACCATCGACAGCGCAGGCGCGGTCACCTGCTCCAGTTCCATCTCTGCGACCAGCGGCACATTCACCAGCACGATCACGGCAACCAGAGCGGCGTCTGGAAATACCGCCCAAACAATTTCCGTCGCTGGTGACGCCAACGTTCGACTTCTCATCGCAGCCAGCGGCACGCATGTCTGGGGCGACGGAACCGCCGCAGGTGACACCACGCTGTCGCGGTCTGGAGTCGGTCAGCTAACCCTGGCCGGCAGCGGGATGATCTTCCCCAACGGCACCGCCGCCGCGCCGGGGATACGGCTGACCAGCGAGGCGCACGGGCTGTATCGGTTCAACAGCACTACACTCGGGTTTGCCGTATCTGGCGTCTATGCCGCTCTGCTGACCGATCAGGGCCTTTTTGCCGCCACCACAATCCAGGGGGGCAATGGAACCGCCGCCGCGCCGGGGATCCGACTGACGAGCGAGGCGAGCGGGTTGTATCGGTTAAGTTCTACCTCTATTGGGGTATCAGTGGCGGGCGTTGCTGCTGCAGTCTATCAGGGCACCGGCGCCGGTTTTGGCGGCGGATTCCAACTACTCACTACAGCCGATGCTGATTACACATATATCTATTCCGATAGAACGAATGTCGAGCTTAGAATCGCCGCTGGATCTGGTAGCGCACAGGGTGCAAATATACGCATGTTTGGCACATCGCATGCCAGTGCAAATATCACTGAGTTCCGCCGCAGCACAACTGTATCTGCGACTATCGACGGCTCTGGAATACTGACCGTCAACAACACCACCGACGCAATGACCACCAGCGACGGCTCGGTGCGACTGAGCGGCGGGTTGAGTGTGGCGAAGTCGCTGGTCACCGGAAACGCTCGCAAGATCGGCGTCCGCAGCGTAACCAGCGCCGCCGGTACAACCACGCTGGACGGCACCGACCACTTGGCAGTCTGCACAGGCAGCACTACACAGACGTTCACGCTGCCTGCTGCCGCATCCGGTCGCGTCCTATTCATCAAGAACCGCAGCACCGGCAACCTGACCGTCAACCGCGCCGGGTCTGACACCATCGACGGCACGACCACCGTGGTCCTGACCGCTGGGCAGTCGCTCCAGATCGTCGCTAACGGCACCGATTGGGTGATCCTGTGAGCAATACCCGCCTCATCAACGCCGACTATGGCGATTGGCGCTGGGCCGGTTCTGCTGGTGCGCCTCCTAGCTCCCCCGCTGCGCTGGCCGATGTGAACGGTACGGGCATCCTGGCTTGGGAGTTCACCAACGGCGAGTCGCTGCACTTCCCCGACCAGCAACTTCCGCACAATTACAGCGAGGGCACGGTTCTGACGCCGCATCTGCACTGGATGCCGTCAACGTCTGCGACCTACACCGGCACGTGGACGCTGGAGGTGATCTACCATCTAAGCAACGTCACGGGCGCTGCGCTGTCGGCCAAGGAAACGACCACCATCGCGTTCAATAGCGCGATGACTGCGTGGCAGATGCAGACGGCCAACTTCTCTGCCACGCTGACCGGAACGAATCGCAAGATCAGCAGCATCCTGCATGCTCGCCTGTCGCTGGCGCTGAGCGCGGGAACGTCCTGCTTCCTGAATGGGCTTGACGCGCATTACGAAATTGACCGGCTCGGATCTGCCCTTATCACTGCTAAGACATGATCCGCATACTCATCGTCCTTGCTGTCGTACTGCTCACCGGCTGCGGCGACCGCACGCGGCTGAATCCCGGTGCTGACCTGGCGGTCTACATCGGCAGCGCACAGTGGATGCACGAGCGCAAGCCCGGCCCATCGTACGGCCCCGCGCAACTGCTCGGCTACTACGATCCCTCCAACGGCGACATCACGATCAGCGAGCAGGTGCGCGGCACTGGATTCATACAGGTCTGGTCTGACGAACTTCAGCACGCCTACGCACACCAGCGCCCTGCTGACTTGCTGGAACTGCTGCGCCGGTACGAATCGCCCGGCTTCAAGCTCATTGCGCACACGCCCGAGGACATCGCAGTCCTCAACGCCATGTGCGCCAGCCTTCCTCCCGTCAACCCCGCCGCTTCACCATCAAGGATCACCAAGTGACCGAACCCGCCGACCCCAAAGCTCAGGCCCTCCAGTACATCGCCCAGGCGCTGAACGACTACTCCACCACCCTTGCCCCCAGCGTGCGCGGCCCGTTCCTGCGCGAAGCCCAGGCCGCGATCAAGGCCCTGGAACCGGCAGAGAAACCGGCAGAGTAATGCTTCTGGACCCGTACATCCTGCTGTCACGTGCCGAGGAAGCGGAGCGCCGAGTCAATGACTTGGAACTCCTGCTCGCTCAGGCACGGGCGCACGCGATGACATGGGAAGTTACCGCCAAGGATCTGCGCAAGCAGGTCCAGCGGCTACGCATGGACTGCGATACGGAGCGTATCCAGAAGGACCATGAGCCGCACGATCTTCCACAGGGTGACAGTCATGACCAGAGATAACTACCAGCAGGATAAGAAATCGGCTATTGCGTGGGTCATGGGCATTGTTGCCGTATTGCTCACTGGCGGTCTTGGGTTTCTCAGTACCCAGTTAATCGCGCACGAAACCGCCATTGCCGTGATCCGTGAGAAGCAGACGGCGGCAGAGCGCGTCCAAGAGGAAATGCGGTCTGACATCAAGGAACTGCTGCGCAGGACTCCAAAGCCGTGAGCCTGTATCCGCAGGACGATGATAAAACCGCTGTCCGCTTGGCGCTCATCATCCTTGCTTTGGCTGTAGCGGCTGCCCTGTTGGCTAGCTGCGGGGAGGCGCGACCTCCAGAGCCAGGACCAACCCCGGTCCCAGACCTCTTCGGGGGCATTGGAGCTACGCTCGCCTGGGCTGGAGCCATCGGCGCAGCAGCGGGATTGGCTCTCTCGCTCATCGCGCTGTTCTACCCGGCCCTCCAACCGTTTGCCTACCTCTTCCGCCTCGCCGGTATCGGTGGAGCCGGAGTCAGCGTCACCGGAGCAGCCTACATCTGGATCGCCCAGCACTACTGGTGGGTCTTGGCTATCGCCGCGCTGGTTGGTATTGGCGTCGGCTGGTATTTTTGGCCTCGTATTCATCGTCTGGTGGACAAGCGTCTGCGCCAGAGTTAAGCGTTGACCACCGTTGATATTCTATACACTTACGAGGCATAAATGAACAACCCTACCAAGATCCAAGACCGTCCGACTGATGTGTACCGCTGGGAGCTTGACGGCAGCGAGTGTTCGATTGCCCGTGTCCCGCTGGGCGGCAAGGTGCTGGTTCAGGTCGAAGGCGATCTGGCTGGGGAAGTGCTGACCATCTACGGTGGTATCGACAACGCCAACGTCCCGCTGGATGTCGTGCGTAGCACCCCGGCTCTGGTTGTTCTCCCGCCCGTCCGCTGCGTGAAGCCGGTCGGTCCTGCGGGCATCACCGTTACCGTTATGGGGGCCGCATGAGCTTGGAAGCCGATCTGATTGAAGTCCGCAAGGTCGTGAAGGCTTTTGCCTCGCTGGCCCAGGTCGAGTCTGCGCTGGATAGCGTGGTCCAGGCTGAAGCCCGCCTGGTGGTCGCCAAGAAGGCGCTTGCCGCCGTCAAGGACGAGCATGGCGCTGTGGGCGTCGAACTGGCTGAAACCAAGGCTGCTATCGCTGCTGCCAAGAAGCAGGCTCAGGACATCGTAGCAGAGGCGAAGATTCGGGCTACTGCTGCGCTGACCAAGGCTGACGCCGAAGCCAAGCTCATGGTCCCTGCTGCCAAGGCGAAGGCTGACGCCATCGTTGATGCGGCGATTAAGGACCAGATCGCCGCACAGGCTGCGGTGGATCTTGCCAAGGCTGAGAAGGCTCGCCTTGACGCGGACGTTGCTGCCGCCAACACCAAGCTGACCGAGATTCGGGCTGCCATCGCTGCTGTTGTCGGGAAGTAACCCGTGGGCGGTCCTTTCATTCGCCCCAAGGCGACGAAGGAGAATGGCCTCAAGATACCGCATGTCATCGTTGATAGCGGGTCTATCAGCACAGGTGCATCGGCACCAGAGTCCATTCGTATTGATGACGCCAGCACGTACCAGTATTTCGGCTATGCACCCATTGGTAGTGCCGAAAGCGCATCGGTCTGGAAGATCAGCCGCCTGACCGTAGCTAATCCGCAGGCTCTGCTATGGGCTGACGGAAACTCAAACTACGATAATGTGTGGGCTAACCGCGCATCGTTGACCTACAGCTAATGCCCCGCATCCTCCGCACCGCCACGCAGCACGAATACCTCACCGGCAACTCGGTGGAGGGCTAGCCCATGGCCGTCACATATTCCGCTGGCGTCATCACGGTCACAGGCACGGAGACAAGCCTTGCCAATTTCGCCGGGCTAACCGGCGTGACCACAACCGCCCTCGGAAACAAGACCCTCTATGTTCTCGACACTGCTCGTCTAGTCGTAACGGGTTCGCTGATAATTGACCCCGACGTTGAGTGCTTGTATCTCAAAGACAATGTCGCCTACCCGTGTATAACATACAACGGCACACTACAGATCGGTCGCAAGCGCACTTCTGGCAGTCGAATCCTATACAGCACAGGCGATGCCATTATCATCGGACGGCAGGCGACCACCGATTTCGATACCGACACTTACGCTGGGATTTGTTCAAAAGCTAACGGATCGTCGTTCATTGGCTACGGCGGGTCCATCAAGACGAAATCTCCAGTCAGCTTCGGTGGAACGCTTAACACGAAGTATACTGGTTCGGTAAATATTGAATCCATCGATATGTTCCAGGGGGCAGCCGCCAACGCTGCTGCGGCACAGGTCCGCTTCGACTTGTCCACTGGGCAGACGATAAACGTCAAGGGCCTGCGCCTGTCGTGCGACGTAGACAACGTAACCCTTCGGAACGTGATCCTCTTCGCCACCAACTTCACCTCGTTTGCCGCACAGTTCGCTGCATTCACATTACAGAATTTCTCTTCGTCGAGCGTTGACCTCACCTTCGACAACCTGGAGTTCGCAAACAACTACGTCTCTTACGATATCTTCGGAAATAGTGCGAACAACGTGGCGATCACCCCGATCTATACGCTGCGAAACACCGATGTAGGTACGGCGACCAGGGCATGGGGCAATACCAATACCGATGCCGTGCGTATGAATTGGTTGTTCACGCAGGTAGTTACCGCGACACTGCTGGATGCGGCAGGATCACCGATAACCGCCAATGCTGGGCTGTACATCAATGAGACTGATGACGGCAACCGATTCCAGCCAGAGCAGGGTCGAAGCGGATTCACATGGACGACTGTCGAGAGCTACACGCCGACGCCGAACGGATCTGGTATTGCGACCGCAACGGTGCGAACTGGCATCAAGAAGTGGTATGGACTCACGAGTCCGCTGACCACCACCATTAGCCAGAGCTATTTCGGCAAGAGTAGTGCTGATGACTTCGACATCTACTTCTACGGATATCTGTTCCTATCTGCCGTTCGCACGGAGACTCTTCGTGGTACTGGCGGAACCTCATTCAACTGGGCGCAGTTGTCCGACCCTTACGTCACGCAGACCAACCGCACCACCGTTAACGCCTATACGTCCATTGACTTCTGCGCCTACCTTTACGACCGCTACAAGTCGTGGAAATCCACAGTCGGCAACCTGCTTCTGCCGACCATTCTTACACAGCACATCAACGGCGGTGGCCTTACGCTGAGCATCGGCGACTGCGACCTTGTTGTTGATTCTGCCGCTGCATCAGCGTTCGCAATCGTCACCACGGGCGACGGCACGATCACGATCAAGACGGATAATCTGCAATCCTGCCCCACGTTCCCAGGGGGGTTGGCGACCGACGGCGACGGAACCATCATCGTCAAGACTAACACCGAGGTCAGTAGCAATGTCAATGGCAGCATCGAACTTGAGGGGGACGCCGTCGCCTCTGGCAACGTCACCGTCCCGAGTGGTCAGCACGCTGACGCGCCATCCTTCGACAACTTCACGGGGGCGCTGAATGTCGATGGCACGCTGACTGTCGCAGCCATCGCTGAGATGCCCGCTGATGGGCTGTCTGGCAGCGGGACCATTATCATCGAGGAAACTGGCTCCCTGGATCTGCGTGGTTCGCCTTTCGACGGCACCATCGAAAACGGCAGCGGCGGCACCCTCGTCATTCTGCGCCTGCCGACCGACCCGGCGCTGACGCTGGCCGGAACGCCCGCGCCTACCGTCGATAACAGCATCATCATTACGATATCGGCACCCAACCTACTGGAGGACTCGGTCGTCCTGCTTAAGAACGTCACGCAGGACACGGAGATTGACGCGGCTGTGGTTGGCATCAGCGGGTACAGCGTCTCCTTGACCAGCGGCGTGGACTACGACATCGACGATGAGCTGGTCCTACTGGCTGGATACTCGCAGTCAGGCGTCTACAAGCAGGTGTTCCGTGCGGGGTTCACCGCCGGATCAAGCAACGTCGCATTGAACGACTCGCAGGCCGATTGGGTGGAGCCAAACTCGCACAGCTTCGACGGCAGCACGGTTGCGGAGTGCGCGACCGACTACGCCAACGTTGAGGTTGACGTTGATGACGCCGACAACAGTACGACCAAACTGCGGATTGCCCTGTTCATCACCGACGCCATCGCCACGGCCAACGGTCTGCGGAATTGGGTCAGCAACGCTGGCGTTCCAGCATTGCGATGGCTGGAAAACGGCAAGGCAGCCATCGACACGACCGTCATGGCGATCTACGTCAACAACGCGAAGGCCGCGAGCACCTTGTCCGTCGAGGATTCGTTCGCCTTCATCTGGTCGGATGGCGTCACCCGCGCCCGGGCCGTGCTTGGCTCGTCCATCATCTGGAAGGCGAACACGGAGGCTATTGTCGTGGCAGTCGGCTCTGGCGTGCTGCCTGCGGATATCACGGCGATTGCCGCAGCGGTTGAGGAAACCAGCACGGCACTACGGCTAGGCCAGTTCATTGCCCTCAAGTAGCGTTGACATTCTAAACACCGCGTCTAACCTTAGGACATCCAATGGACGAAAATACACCAGTTGAGCTTCCGGTCGGCAAGACCCTGCAACGTCTATTGGACGCCGGTATTGAAGCTGCCAAGGACTGGCAGAAGCAGGCTGATGAGATTGAGCGGTACACGACCAGCAACGACTATGGCTTCCTCTACCAAGAGTTTGAGGCCGAGCAGTCGTTCATGGCTCGTGTCAACAAGGCTTCTGAGTTCTGCCAGATATTCGGCGCTTTCCTGTACCCGCATAATCCTGACGCCTCGGTGAACTCCGAAGCGTGGGCAGACCAGTGGGCGCGTCAGCGGCATGTCGTTGAGGAACAGTACGCCGACTACTCGGCGCGTCACGGCGAACTCGCCAAGCAGATGCGCCGCTGTGTGGACCACGCGCTCCTGCGTGGGCGCGGTGTCATGTGGACGGGCTACAACGACAAGAAGGGCATCGTTCAGGACATCTTCGACCGTGCCGACCATCTGGTGGTTGACCCTGACGCCAAGTGCGTTGAGGAACAGAACTGGCAGTCCCGCAAGCGCATCAAGCCCCGCTGGGAACTGATGTCCCGCTACCCCGATAGCGCGGCTGTCATCGAACGTCTGCCGGTCTACGGCAAGCCTGACAGCGGGCGTAAGCAGTCCGACGCCCAGAGCGATCTGATCTGCTACTACGAAGTCTGGATGGGGGTTGGCGCGACCAACTACATGCAGTCCACCGAGACTGTTACCGCCGACAAGATTGACACGACTGCCAAGAAGAAGTACGTCATTGCCGATGGCAAGGTACTGTACGAAGGCGACTGGGAAATCCCGTTCTTCCACATTGACGAGTGGCCTGGTTCGTACCTGGATCCCATTGAGCGCCCCGGCTGCATGTTCCCGCTTCAGCCGATGGAGCCTGGTATGGGCCATCTGCGGGCGATGAACTACGCCTATACGACCTTTATCGCCAAGTGGCGGTACATGAGCCGCACCCCGTTTGCGGCGATCACGCACAACGGTCAGGGCATCGAATCCGACCAGTTGTTCAAGGTGCTGCGTGGTGAGCATATCGACGTACTGCTGGCCAAGTTCGCCGGTACGGACGAGGTTCCCGATATCAACAAATACTTCCAGCGCATCGACTGGGGCGATCCGGTCCCCGGCTTTGAGCGCCTGTGGGGCATCCTCTCCAGCGAGTTTGAGAAGTCCACCGGGCTGGCTGAAGTGCTGTACTCCGGCACGACGCCGACCCAGTTGCGTAGCGCCAAGGCTGCCGAGCTTGTGGAGCAGAACAGCCGTACCCGTAGCGATAGCATGCGGGAAAGCGTTACTCAGTTCCTTGAGAAGATTTACCGCAAGCGCCTGTTCGCTGCACGCTTCCTGCACCCCAGTGAGGACATCGCCAAGCTGTTTGGCCCTGAGGCTGGCAAGATCTGGGGTGAGATTGCTTCGCCGGAAGCCGTCGCCAACGAGAAGGCGGCGCGCACGGCCATGTATCAGGACGCAGCCATGCAAGGCATGCCGCCCGAGCAGGTTGACCAGATCCTTGGACCGCCGGCACTGGTAGACATGGAAGCATGGATCCACGAAGCCGACCGCACGATTGACGCTGGCAGCATGCGCCGGATGGACCTGGACGCTCAGATCCAGAACCTCAATGTGGCGCTGAATCAGCTTGCCCCGAGCCTAGTCAACATGCCTGGCGGTGGCGAGTTCGTATCGGCTCTGGCTGCTGAGTTCGCTGAGAAGAACCGCATGTCACCTGAGCTTGTCAGTGCTGCCCGCAACATCGCTACGCAGATCGCCATGCAGCAGCAGATGATGGCTGCTATGCCGCCACAGGGTGCGCCTCCGGCTGCTCCGCCTCAGACTGGGCCTACTGGTGGGACTCCGCCTCCGGCCTGAGAAGCGTTGACTTTCACCTCGTTGTTGTCTAAAACATAGACACCATAGGAGGTAAAGTGCCGTCTTTCGATTTTGAATGCCCTGCCTGCAAGTGCATCTTTGACGAGATCGTCCCCATCGCCAAGCGTGATGGCGCGATTGAGTGCCCTGACTGCGGCACCATTGCCAAGCGCATGATCAACTCGCCAGCATTTGTCTGTGGCGATAGCAAGGCGTGGTCTACCGAGAACAACGGCAAGGGCAGGCGCATCAGCCAGTTGGACTACGATGTCCGCAGCCCGTACTACGCCAAGAGCCAGCAGGAAGCCATTGACGAGGGCCACCGTCGCGGCTTCGTGGTCACCAAAGCATAACTAGTCAGTACCATACCGGTTACTGACAATGACGTATAAGCCATAGAAAGGCTTGACAATGGACGACGACGATACTACCATGCCCGAAGCCGAGGCTGATACCGGCTCTGCGCAGACCAGCGAACCCTCCGTTGAGGCCGCTGCTGCACCAGAGGCCGCTCAGGCAGAGCAGGAAACGCATGGCGATCAGCCGACCAATCCGGTCGCACCTGACACCAAAGCCGATGGGTCTTTGACACCCCCCAATAGTCAGTCACCCGAACAGCAGCCACAGCGCGACTGGTCCAAGGAAGGTCCGACACTGGAAAAGCGGCTCCGCGATCAGCAGAGCTACTTCGACAGGCAGATCAGCCAGTGGAAGCAGCAGATGTCGCAGACGCAGGAGAAGGCTTCACAACTGGAGAAGTGGAAGCAGGAGCAGGATGAGCGAGCCAAGGCCGCATCCCTCAAGCCCTGGAGCAAGGCTCATCCCGAGAATCAGAAGTTCAACGGATTGCTTGAGCGAGCCAAGGTCATCAACTCCCAGCTTCAGCGCATCCCGGCCAACCTGCCGCCCGAGCAGCAGGAAGCCATGAAGCAGGCGATCATCTCTGCAATGTCGCCCGAGGAACAGGCTTCGATTAACGAGTACCGGGATAGTATCAATAACTTCCAGCGGGATTGGTTCACCGACCCGCACGGGACTCTGATGCCGATGGTTATGCCCATGGTTGAGCAGACCGTCCAGCAGTTCATGCAGAAGATGGAAGCTCAGCACAGTGTGCAGAGCGACTTCGCAGACCCCCAGTTGGCTCCGCTCATCAAAGAGCATGGTCAGGACTTTGCCCGCGCACTCCAAGAGATGCCGAGCCGTCCCTACGACTACGCCAAACAGATGATGCTGCTGTACGCGGAAAACCAGCGCCTGAAGGCCAACTCGTCCAAGGTGGACGCGAAGGCAGAGATGGCGAAGGAACAGCAGAGACTGACGAAGGGCGAGGCTGCCATTACCCGCGACCCGCGTCCGGCTAACACTGACTCATACACTCTGGCGATTGCGGAAGCCAAACGGAAGGGCATCGACCCGTCCACTCCCCGCTTCGCTCAACTGCTTGCTAAATACGAAAGCTAACCCATGTCCGGCTCACAGGATCCCGTTTCCACCACCACTCTTGCCAACGTCGCTCGCGGCGCTTGGGAAGGCGTCAGCGACCATGATCCCCTCTTCAAGGAGATCAAGAAGGCTGGCGCGATTGAATACGACGTGCAGGGCGGCTCTGATGGCACCCAACTTCAGTCGCAGACCTATGAACTGTCCGGCGCTATCGAGGCGGGTCGCATCCTGCCGTCGATCTCGGCCCCCGGTCAGGACATCTCGGCTCTGTTCACCCACAAGAAGCGCTACCAGCGTTGGGTTGCGAACTTCGCTGAGGTCGTGAACGCGACCGCTCTGGACCGTGGTGCTCTGCGCCGCAACAAGGGCAGCGCGATCGTTGATCTGAGCAAGAGCGAGATCCCTGCGATGATCCGTGACACGATCACCGCTGAGAACGGCCTGCGTCACCAGATGCTCCAGATGAACTCCAGCATCTACGCTGGCTCGGGCCTGCCGATTGAGGGTCTGCCGACCCTGCTCCCCGGCAACGGCTATGACGGCAGCGCGACCTACGCCATGGGCGCGGTCACCGCTGGCGGATCGCCCGCGACCGGCACTGCGATTGGCGACTACGACATCGAAGGCTACACCCCTCCGACGACTTCGACCGGAACCGGCACCCTGACGGGCGCTGCTCCTGTTGCCGCCGACAAGGAAGTGGCCGTCAATGGCAGCAACAAGTACCTCGGCCTGGCCCTGAAGCCCGGTCAGCTTGCTGTTGACTCGGCTCAGTGGGACGCTTGGACCCCGACCCTGGTCAACTCCGCCTCGTCCTCGTGGACCGGCACTCTGAGCGACGAAGATGACGCCATCGAAATCTTCCTGTCGTACCTCGTGTTCCGTCTGAGCCGCTTCAGCAACTCGGACCGCATGAAGAAGCCCACGGTCGGCATCCTGGACCGCAACTTCTTTGAGTACCTGGGCCGCAAGAAGGCCGTCCGTGAGACGATCTTTGTCAGCAACACCAACAAGGCCATCAACGTGGCTGAGACTGGCTGGCCGACCGATGTCATCATGCACCAGGGCGTTGCCTGGTTCTGGGACGATCTGATGCCCGCCAACACCGCCTATGCCTTCCCAGGCGCGCAGATGAAGCTCAAGGTGCAGCCGCTGTACCGTGGACTGGAAGATGGCAACCCGCTGAAGGTCAGCGGTGAGGACGCCGGTATCCTGGAGACTGAGATCACCCGCGACCCGAATCGTCGCCAGTGGCTCACCTCGTGCACCTTCCCCGGCCAGTTGATCTGCAACCCGCGCTACTTCGGTCGCGCCAGCCCGTACAGCGGTGCGGCCTGAACTAACTGATGCGAAGCCCCTGGTAGGGTGTACCTGCCAGGGGTGGACCATCACCCTCGTATCCGGCTAGTCCGGTAGAGAAAGAAAACCACATGTCTCTCCTTCACGCTCCCATCACTGTCGGCACGGCTTCGTCCAACGCCGCTCACAAGGCTGATCTCGGCAAGCTGGTCTTTGCCAATGGCAAGATCTACATTGTCGCCAAGCTCGTCACGACTCTGGCTGATGCCGGTGGTCGCGGCGTTGTCACTGAGTTCGTCGCTGGTGCGCCGACCTGGAACGTTGACCTCCCGGCCAACCCCCAGGGCTACGCTTTCGGCGTCATCCCCAAGGGTCAGAAGGGTTCGACTGGCACCACCAGCCTGATCGCTGGCGACTACTTCCTGCTTCAGGTCGGCGGCCCGTGCACCATCCTGTCGGGTTGCACCCTGATCGACACGACCGCTGTGCAGGACGGCCTTGCTGTGCAGTCGCTGGGTCTTATCCTCGCGTATGCCCAGATCACCAGCATCACCGTCAGCCTTGCCCAGCAGCTGCGCAACAACAGCTATCTCACCCAGTCGGCTGTCGTTGCCCTCTCGGGCGACGGGACTGCGGTCCTCGCCGGTCTCATCTGAACTGACGGCTGAAGATTGTGATTACCGGGTAGACCCCGGCGTCAACCACTCGCTCTTTGGGCGGGTGGTTGTTCGTTTGTCACCGGACCCTGCCGTTGACTCCCTGCTGTCTCAACTTACAAGCGTGCCGGAGGATTTGTATGGAGCACAGTTCTACGCCGGTTGTCACCATACTTAATCGTCTGGAAGATCCGACGCTGGAACTGCACGAGTCGCATTTCTTGACGTTTGGTGATGATATTTTGGACACTGTGATTGGGATAGATGTCATAAAAAGCAACGCCTGGCTTCTAAACGCTGATCCGCTGCCTGTTGGCATCTACCATGGCGATAGCATATCGGTCGGTTCTGGCCCAAGTCTGGACCAATATATCCCATTTCTGCGTGAGGCGCAGGACAAAGTGTTGATTGTGGCCTCACATTCAGCAATCCCACGGCTGATTGCATGTGGTATCACTCCGCATGTCATCTGTCCCAAGGAGCGATTGCCAGATCCCGACAAGATCCCGCTGCCCCTGCCGTCCAGTGTCGTCTACGCTGGCTTACCCCTTGTGCCGCATGCGCCTGATATGTGCAGCCGTCACTATCTGGTCGGTGATGTAGGGAAAGTGAGCCGTTGGCTGGGCATCAGCCGTGAGGATATCCCCGTCTCTACGACCTCCGGCACCCTATCGGCATGGATCGCCGCTCGTATGGCCACTGGCACCTGCTGGCTAGTCGGTCATGACCTCGCCCAAGGGCACTATGCAGGATTTGCATTCGCTGAAGAGAAGCAATGCGGATCTGTCATGTGCGCCGATGGCGTAGAGCGGGCCAGCAACCGGGTCTACCGGCAGGCACTCAACGAACTGGAGGGTATGGCTACTATGTGCCGTATCGTCCAGTGTGCGCCCGGCGGTGCAGTCCTCAAGGGAGCCGAGTCTAAGCCGCTGTCCCCAGTCCTAGGCAACAAGCCATGCCTCCAGCCGCGTCCTGTTGACCGTACAGCCACGAACGGCACCAGAATCGGGCAACTAGGCCAGATCATCCGACAGGCCGTAGAACGGGCAGAGAAGGCTACAGACGCCAACGGGCTTACTGTAGGCGCTCTGTTCGATAAAGAGGACCATCAACTGGGTCAGGTGCTGCTCCAGACCGTCTACCTGTCCGTCAGCATCCTCCGGCGCACCCTGCCGCTGACCGAGCCGCAGGCGTACACCATGCTCCGCGATGCCATCCTAAATAGCTTCCGTTCCTTACAGTATTGGGCAGACCATGGATCTTGATGAGAAACTGTGGCCTGATTGGACGCCTGCTAAGCGGCTAGCACACACCTATGCGCTCCGCTGCATGGGGCATCGCTTCCGTAAGTTCGGGTTTGAGCAGTCCGTGAACGTACTGGATCCTAAGAGCCTGTTGGTATTCGGTCTATGCGTCCATGAGCCGATGGCTTCCGCGTGTATCCAGCGGGCTATTGCTTGCGATCCCACACTTTTGCATACTATTGAGCAACCCATATGTCCAGCATAGTCTACCACCGGAAATCAACGACTCTGCGGGATGTCATTGTGATTCAGGACGGAACCGGGGCGTTTGTTACCGGCCTGACTGATGGCAGTTTTACCAAGCGGCTGTCGCTGGACGGTGTTGGCAACCAGTCCACCGCTGGTATCACCGTAACTGAGGTCAGCGCAGCTAATAACCCCGGTGAGTACGAGGTTGAGGTTGCGTCGAGCGCGTTCGTGGCCACCAACGGCACCTACGTCCTCCAGATCATCCGCACCGCTTCGCCACTGGACGCCTTCAACCAGATTTACGTGGTCAACGACACCGGCACCAGCGGTTCTACCCCGTCCAGCTTTACTGCTACGGCTGCTGATGGTCGCGTGACCGATGGCGCATCGCCGCTGGCCAACGCCACGGTCTACATCACCCTTGGCGCGACCTTCATCACGCAGGCTACGACTGATGCCAGCGGTCTGTGGGGTCCGGTCTACCTATCAGACGGCACATTTACGGTGCGCGCCCAGTTGAACGGCTACACGCAGGCTTCGGCTACCATCGTTGTCAGCGGTGGTACGGTCACCGGCCCTGGTGCGGACATTGCACTGACGGCTGGCAGCACTGCGAACCCGATGTCTGCTGCTCAGTTGTGGGCCTACATCCGCCGCCAGTTCGTTGACTCGGTTGGCAGCAAGGCCGACACGATTATCAAGAGCGTGGCCAACGATGCGCTGGATATGGTGTCCAGTGAGCGTCTGTGGCCGCATCTGCTGCGCCGGGCGATGCTCAGCCTGCATGGTCCGTACTCCACCGGAACCATCACGATCACCAACGGCAGCGCTAATGTGGAATTGGTTGGCGGAACGTGGCCGTCGTGGGCAGCCAGCGGTAAGCTGTTCGTCCAGAACCAGATCATTGATGTCTACACCCGTGCCGACAATGACACGCTGACGATGGCGGATGTCTGGGGTGCTACGACCATCTCTGGCGCTACCTACATCCTGTACCAGAACGAGTACGATCTACCCGACGATCTCTGGCGCTTCCACAAGAATCTGCCCGGTCAGCGGTGGGGCTGGGGTGCTACGCCCATGTCGCTGGCGGATGTCATGGAGGCCGAGAGCGCGGCGGTCTACTCGCAGCGATTCGCTGATGTGTTCTGTGTGGCCAATGGTTCGTTCATCTGCTGGCCGTATCCGCAGAGTGACGAGATGCTGAACTACACCTACTTCGCTCGCCCGGCGCGGCTGGTCAACGATACCGATATTGCCGACTGGGATCCGGTGCACCTGGAAGTGTTAAAGCGCGCAATGGACTATCAACTCGCGCGTCAAGTTGGCAAGTCGATGGCTGGTGACGCCGAGACGACCATGCAGGCGTACAAGGAAGCACTCTCCCGCTTGACGGTGCAGGACAAGTCGGCCACTGATGTCCCGGCGGTTGGGCTGAATCTCTCGATTGGTCGTGATTCGCCTCGCTGGAAGCGGGTGACCTAGCATGGCCTGGAACGGCTATCGAGATGACGAGACGGACGTAGGTGATGGCTGGGAAGCCATTGAGAATTGCTCGCTCTACATTCAGGGCGAGTGCCGTCGCCGCCTTGGCTTTGGCGCTAAGGTTGATCTCGCTTCCATCGGCTGGTCGGCGGCTGAAATGGGCAGCTACGCCGTCATCGCAACGTCGGCTGGCGAAATCAAGTCGGTGCATCAGACGACTGGGTCTGTGGCTTCTCTGGCGACTGGGCTTACGGCTACGCAGCGTCCCACGTTCGCGTCCATGTCCAGCCGTCTGTACTACGCCAATGGCACAGAAGCTCGCGCTATTGACAACGGGACTGCAACTGCCCGCACCATTGGCATCGTTGCCCCAACCGTAGACCCGACTGCTACCGGCACGGGATCTGGCAGCGTAGACGCTGGCCTGCATCTGATCCGCTATCGCTACTACGACAGTACCCGTAATCGCTACAGCAATCCCAGTGATGTTGTGTCCGTTACGACCACTGCTGGTCAGACCATTGACGTTACCTACACGGCCAGTGGTGACGCCACTGTTACCAGCATCATCATTGAGATGACGGCTGTTGGTGCAGAGACGTACTACCGGGCAAAGACTATCGCCAATAGCGGGTCTACGACTAACGTCAACATCAGCGATGCCAACCTCATCGTCCAGATCGCCGCCAGCCGTGATGGCGAGTTTGGGCACGATCAGCCACCGGCAACCTATGATATTCTCTGCGAGCATCGGCAGCGCCTCTGGCTGTGGGATATTGCCACCGGAACCTTGGCATGGAGCCGCGCCCTGTTCCCCGAGTCATGGGATCAGACCAACTACGCCCGTGCTATTACGCTGGATGCTGGCGATACGCCAACGGCTATGTCGTCGTTTTACACGGATATGTACCTCTTCGGCACGCGAAGCATGCGGAGGCTTATCTACTCCAGCGACCCCGCTGCTGCCATTGTGAGTGACATACCAGGCAACTTCGGATGCTTCAATGCACGTTGCGTCATCAAGATTGACGGCGGCGTACTGGTTGGCTGGGGGCGCAATGGCATGTGGATGATCGACGCCATGCAGCCCAAGAAAATCAGCCGCCGGGTGGATACCACGCTGGGATCGCTCATGGACGCGTCGAATACCACGGCACAGTTCATCGTCTACGAGCCTGAGCGCCGAGAGGTGCTGTTCTTCTTCCCGCTGTCCGGTGAAACCTACTGCAAGCGTGCGCTCTGCTGGTCACTGGACACGCAGGAATGGACACTGTACGCGTACCGGCAGCCTATCACGTTTGGCGTGCTAAATACGGCGTACACCGACAGGCAGCGCCTGATGATTGGCGACTCCAACAACTACCTGTGGCGTGTTGGCGTTGCTGCCAACGATGGTGCTGGCGCTGGCGTGGTTACTGTTACCAGTGGAAGCACAACGACCATCATCAACGGAACGAATACAGCCGTTGTCGGGCAGACGCTGTATGTCCCGTCTACTGGCGAGGAACGGCTGATTACCGTAGCATCTGGCAGCCAGATCACGGTCACTCCTGCACTGGCAAATGCCCCGACTGCTGGCATGGAAGCCTACGTCGGCAGCATCCGTCAGCGGATTATGACGGACTGGAACCCCGGCGAAGGCATGAACTTCGCCAAGCGGCCCGATAAGTTCCTCATGGCCATCCGCCCCGATGACGACATGGGCGACGGTCAGGTCAACTTCTACCAAGACTTCAGCGCCACGGCTGTACCGGCTACGGCATTCGCTGCCGATACCTTCCCCGAAGGCGTCTCGGTTGCGGCTAACGTCATCTCGCTGGACTTTGACGCTGGCGCTACGGATGGCTTTATCCCGGTCCCGACTCCCGGCGACTGGAAGCGCGTCATCCGTGCGGAGGTGATAGCCGAGGCTCCGCTTGACGGCGTCCGCTTCCTTGACGCGTCGTTCCGCGACAACAACACGAAGCCTGCTGAGGAAACCTAATGCCTATCTCAACGAACGCCCCGTTCAATGAGTTTGGGCAGTCGCAGATCCTGCGGGATATTGAGCAGTTATACTTGGCTCTCAACGCCGCCGGGACCGGCAGCGCAGGCGACGGTCAGACGCAGGACCAGAGCGCTGCTAATTCAGGCAATACCAGCCCCGCTGGGCAGCCATCCGTAAGTGGAGGTGGTGTTGCCTCATTGCCAACCGGACCGAACGGCGAGACACTAACACTGCTCGGCCCGGTTAATGCATGCATAAACGGTGTAGACACAAGCGTCTATATATATGGGTATATCCCATGACATTCATTCTGAAGCCATGTGGCAGCCAGCCGTGCGACCCATGCTGCCAGACGTGTGCCCAGTTTGCTTCATCGCTACTTAGTGGTGATCCGTGGGTCGAAGTTGCGTCTTGGGTTACTGACCCAGCCGGGAGCATTACTACTGCATATGATGGATTCGGGTGTTCTGACCCAAATACGTGGGTTGTGCGCGTTTCGTCTCTTTCTGGCACTATAGACATGTCTGCATTCACTATGCTATCAGATCCATGCATCGTAGCTCAAGGCCCTGGATTTACCGCATGCGTTGATGCAGACGACTTATCCGCGTTATCTGTCGTTCTAAGCGGCACGGACTTACAGTGGTCTATTTCTGGTGATATTCTACTGACTGGGTTCAGTTCTTTAGACTCCCGTGTATCAGCGTTTCTAACAGGAGTTTATGGAGGCTCTATGAGGGCCATATTGGCAT